AATAAGGAGGACACTATGGCTTACGGATCAAAGAAAAAAAAGAAAAAGAAAATGGGTGGTAGAGATTCACTTAAAATAAAAAAGTACTAAACCATGACTGTAGCTGCAACCACTGAACTAGAAGCAATCAACATTATGTTGGCTGCGATAGGAGAAGCTCCTATCAACAAACTTACAGATACTCTTCCAGTTGATGCTCGTTTGGCACAATCAACTCTTGCCGAAGTAAACAAAGAAGTTCAATCAGAAGGGTGGTCTTTTAATACTGAAATAGATGTCACTCTTACAAGAGATGGATCTAACCATGTAGCCATATCTACTGACACCTTAAGAATTGATCCTAATATTCATCAGCACCCTACAATTGATGCAATACAACGTGGTCTTAAACTATACGACAGATTAAATAATAAATATGAATTTGATGAAGATCTTATCTGCACTGTAGTTTACTTCAGAACCTTTGATGAGATACCAGAACCTGCAAGAAGATATATAACAATCAAAGCTGCAAGAGTTTTTGTTGATCGTTTAGTAGGAGATCAAGGCTTAAGAACTTATACACAACAAGACGAAATAAGAGCAAGATCTATACTAATGGAAACAGACTTAGCAAATGGAGATCATAACATTCTTAGAGGAGATCCTTCTTTAACAAGTGTTTTTGATACCTACTCACCTGCAAACGTATTAATTAGATAGTCATGGCTCTTATTTCAAGATCAATTCCTACTTTATTAAGAGGTCTTTCACAATCCTCTGATGCTTTAAAAAGATTAGATCATGCAGAAATACAAGATAATGCAAATAGTGAACCTGTTTTAGGTTTAATAAAAAGACCAGGTAGTGAATTTGTATCTCAAATAGCAACAGAATCTAGTATTGAGTACAATGGTGAAGTAACACAGTCTGAGGATACAAAAGCTCGTATATTTGTAATTAATAAAAGTGTAAATGACAATTATGTGGTTATGATACCAGCTTCACCACAATCGAGGACTGATCCTTTAAATCAATCAGTAAGTGGTGTTGATATAAGAATATTTGATTTTGATGGCAATGAAAAAAATGTTCATCGTAACGATATAGTTTCAACTAATACACCAACAACAGGAAAATATTTACTACCCCCTAATTCGGTAAATAATTTTGTGGCACAGGACAAAATAAAAACAATGAATATTGCTGATTTCACATTCATTGTAAATACTGATATTAAAGTTGAATACGAGACATCAGATGGTTCTGGAGGTGATTTAGTAACACCAGGAAATATAACACAAGCAATTATATTTTTTAATCAAGTATCAGATAAAACCACATATACAGTAACTGTAGACGGTGTAACTGCCACAAAAAATACTGCAAGTGATGATCCTCTTAGTACCTCAACTGTAGCAGGTGCAATAAAAACCACTTTAGATAGTGGATTATCAGGTTTTACAATTGCACAAAATGGTTCTGTATTGCATATAAAAAAAACAGATAATACTGATTTTTCTATAACCGCATCAGATACTCAAGGGAATACACAAATAACAGTTGTAAAAGATTCTGTTCAAAGATTTACAGATTTACCTATCATCTCACCAAATGGAATGGTTGTAGAAATCAAGGGTGACACTACAAGTAATGTTGATAATTATTATGTAAAATTTGTAACTGAAAATGGAGGAGCCTTTGAAAAAGGACAATGGGAAGAATCTGTAAAACCAGGAATAAGATATAAATTAAAATATGACACAATGCCTCATGTTCTAATACAACAAGCTGATGGTGACTTTAGATTTTCTCAAGCTGACGGTTCAGAATATACAATTGAATCTTTAGAAACGGCAGCAACTTATAATTTGGCATATAATTCTTCAACTGGAGTTACAATTACCGTTACTCAGACTAATCATGGGTTGGTTACTGGTGACCTTATATCTGCTAGAAATGTTAGTGGTAATTTAATAACTGGTACTTATATTATTACAAAAGTCAATGACAACAGTTTTACTTTTACCTATGCAAGTTCAAGTGTATCTGCTCAAACAAATCAAAACTGCAAGATAGGAGAAGTTTATACAATCCCAAAATGGGGTGAAAGAACTGTAGGAGATGAACTAACAGCACCTGATCCATCATTTATAAATAAAAAAATAAATAATATATTTTTCTTTAGAAACAGATTAGGTTTTTTATCAGATGATAAAGTAATCCTTTCAAAAGTATCCGAATTTTTTAATTTTTTTCCAGAGACAGTAACAACTGTTGTTGATAATGATCCAATTGATATATCTTCATCACACAATAAAATATCAATATTAAAAAATACAGCAACAGTAGGTAAACAATTAATAATATTTTCAGATGAAACACAATTTATCTTATCAGCTTCATCTGATTCATTGACACCAACATCAGCAAACTTAGTTGTGGCAACTGAATTTGTATCAAACACTAAAGCAGCACCTGTCGCTTATGGAAGTAGTGTTTATTATTTAACAACTAAAAATAATTTTACCGGAGTTAGAGAATACATTGTTCAAGACGGATTAAATGTAGCCGAATCTGCTGATATAACTCTTCATGTACCAAAATTAATACCAAAGGATGCCTATAAAATTGCAGTCTCTACAAGTGAAGATTTACTTGTAGTTGCTGCTGATACAGATGCAAATAAACTTTATATAAATAGATGGTTATATGGAGAAAATAATAGAAAAGTTTTAAGTTCTTGGTTTACATATACAATTGGAGGTAAAACTTTGCATGAAGTAGGTGGTGGTTTTACTGTAAATGGTGTACAAGTTTATCCAAGTCAAAGAGCAGATACACGCATACTAGACATACATTTTGTTGGATCGGATTTATACATAATTTGTAAACAACAAATAGACCTTGGTTACAATAATGCAAATGATTTAGAGGATACTAATATAGTAAGAATTTTTATAGAAAAGATCCCTTTTGCATTTGTTGAAGGTGGAGACAATGTAGAGGTTACTAACGCAGGTGTCACTTCTATTGAACCTACACAATCAGATTTTAAATTTAATTTAGATCATAAAGTAACAGAAAAAACTACTGGCGTTTCTATTACTTATGACAGCACAACTGATAAAACAACATTTACATTACCATATTTGTTGTATAGTAATATGCAAATTATCGGAAGGCATTTAACACAAACAGAAGAAAATCCTTTTAGTCCTTCAACATTTGTTGACACTCAAGGAAATACAAAAACCTTGAAACCAGGAACAATTATAGCAACAACAAATTCTACGGCGACAACAGGCACATTCAACCCAAACGCTCCTGAAATTCATTTAGCTTCTAATCCACCAAATACCATCACTGCATCAGGAGATTATAGAAATAGTAAAATTATTATTGGTGAACCTTATTTAATGCACTACAGGTTTTGTAAGCAAAAATATACAGCATCACCTGATGCACAATCCAGTGAAATTCTTAGTGGTAGATTACAATTAAAACATTTTTATTTTAAATATGAAAACACAGGATCTTTTAAAGTAGAAGTCACTCCAAAACATAGAGATTTAAATACATATAATTTTACTGGTCGTTTGTTAGGTTTAGAATCTTCAACGATAGGAGCAATAAATATATCTACAGGAATGTTTCAAGTACCAATAATGAGTAATGCAATGGAAGTTGATATTGATATTAAAAACGATACATTTTTACCAACAATATTAACAAGTGCTGAATATGAAGCTAACTTTCATTTAAGGAGTAGAAGAGCTTAATGGGACATTTAAGGAAAGCAAATTTAAAAGATCTAAAACATGTTGCTAAAAACATGAGGGCATTAGATAAACTAGAAGCCTTTTATCAATCAGGACAGGAACCTCTACAAGCCCTTCAGTTTACTTATATTTGCAGCAAGGTGAATATGGCAATAGCTGATGATAATGATGCTCCTATAGGTCTTTGTGGGGTGGCAGATGGTGGTGTTATCTGGATGGTTGCTACTGATGAGTTGTTTAGTAATAAAAAATATAAAATACAACTAATAAGAAAAGGTCGAAAATGGGTAGATAACCTGTTGAAAAAATACAAAATCCTATATAATTTTGTATATGCAGAGAATGATTCTGCTATCAAATGGTTAAAGTCTCTTGGATTTACTTTTATTCAATATCACGAACACTACGGTATGCAGGGTAAACCATTCTACGAATTTCTGAGGATAGCATAGATGTGTGTATTTGCTGCAGGTGCAACAGGTTTATTTGGGCTAGGTGCAGGTGCTAGTAACCTTTTTCTTGGATCTTTAGGTCTTAACTTGGCAACAGGTTTAGCAGGTAGATCTGCTGCACAGGCAGCTGCTCAACAAACATATCAAGCTGCTGTAGTAGGAAGCCAATCAGCAGATCAAGCTTTAGCTGCACAACAAGAAGGCTTGGCAGCACAGTTAAAAGAAACACGAGCATCTAAACAACAAGAAAAATTAGCAGCAACTATAAGAGGATTACAAGCAAGAGGATCTGCACTGGCATCTGAAAGAGCAGGTGTTACTTTTAATGTATTATTACAAGACCAAGAACGACAGGCTGCAAATGCAAGAGAATCTATAAACCAGGCACTTGAATCAGCAAGAAGACAATATGGAAGAACCACTCAAGGTCTTCTAGCACAGAGAGATAGCAGACGTAATCAGCTACAGAGTAGTGTAAATCAAGCATTTAACGAAATCGAACCACTAGGATCAGTTCTTCTTAATACTGCTGTACAAGGTCTTAGCTCCTACGCTTCACTTAAAGGTTAATCATGACATCTAGTTATCAAAGTACAGCTTTTCAATCCTCTGCAAGACCTGTAGATACTTTTGTGCAACCTGTATCTGTACAACCTAAAACTGGTATAGAGCAGTTAGCAGAAGCATTGCAATCAATAAACCCTGCAATACAAAGTTTTATAGGTTCAAGACTAGAAAAAGAAGTAGAGAAAGAAGAAGCAGAAGGTAGAGAATTAGCAATAGAAGATGCTGCTAAAAACTTCAAAGATATAAGTAGAGGTGTAAAAAAAGCTGATGGTGAAGATGCAGCTAGACAATTAATAGGTGGAAGTATCTTTGCTGATCGAGCCTATCAAAGGACTAAAGCAGAGATCTTAGGCAGTAATTTAGCAAGTACTTTGTCTAATAGTTATGCAACTACACAAGTAGATGGCAGATCTTTAAATGCTTTTTCTCTTGAATCTCCACAATTTCAAACATGGTTAGAAGGAGAAAGAACAAGAGTTGTTGATCAATTAGGTGATATAAATCCTACCTATGTCAATAAATACTTTTTACCAAAATTAGCTGAAGCTACAAGTACAGTTACTTCTAGCCATATAGAACAACATCAAGAATATAACCTTGAAAAACTAAAGAACTTAGCTGTTCCTTTAGTAAAAGGATTAATAGTAAGTGATGATGAAACAGACCTGCAATTAATAACTAACTTTGAACAGAGCATCAATAACCTTGGCCTTGTTACAAAAGATAGAAGCGATTTAAATAAAACTATAGTTGGTGTTCTTATTGACCAAGCAGAAGCTGTTGGTATTTCTGGTGATGGTGATATAGAAGCAGCAGAAGATATTTTAGATATAGCTTTACAGTTTCCTTACGGTGCTGATGGCAAGTTAAACCTTACTGCTCATCCTGACTATCAAGGAAAAGTCAATACATTAAAAAAACAGATAAATGATTTTACTTTTACTCAAGAAAAACGAAGACAAGTAGAAAAAGAAAGAAAAAAAAATGATGACATATTAAATACCATTAGTAGTTTTGCAGAAACAGGTGATGCAAGCCTAATAACTAACTTACAGAAAAAATATCCATTAGAAGCGTCAACGATTGGTAATGCTGGTGTGGCTTTAGATGGGAATACTAGAGAAAGATCTGCAGAACTGGAAGCAAGAATTATAAGTGATGGATTTACATCAAAAAAGGATGCTGCAACTGCTGCTCTTAATTGGTATTTTGATGAAAGAACACCTAAAACTCAAACAAATAGAACTAGATTAAGTCAACTTCTAGGAGTTGCTAATAGTTCTGAAAATGGAGATTTTACAAATTTAAATAAGATGTTGTCAGAGCTAAGCAGTCAACTAACAGGTGAGTTTAGTGGCAGTGATTTTATTATTGGTACTACAGGTCAACTAAACGACAAAGGTTCTGCTGCAAAAAATGATTTATTTAATGCAGCTAAATTAGAGAGTATTCGTTATGTATTAGGAGAAGGTAAAGGTGTTGATCCATTAACTGAAATTGAAAAGCTAGAAGAGATAAAAGCAACATATCTTAAAAAAGCTAGAGACAAAGCTAATCCTTTTAAAAATCTGAATAACAACAACAATTTACAACCTAATAACGAAAACAAGGAACAAAACTTAGACGATATAGAAGGTGATGCTAATAGTAATTTAGAAGCAGGTGTTTTTACCGAATCCACACAAGAAGATATTGAAAGAGAAAAAGCTTTAGATGCAGAAGAGGAGGAAGAAAAAATTAATTTTAGTAACGACAGTCGAGTGCAATCTATTATAAAAGCAGCAAAAGAACTTGGTATTAGTCCAATACCTCTAGCAGCAGTTATTGCACAAGAATCATCATTTAGACCCTCTGTAGTAAGCACAGACAAAGCTACAGGTAAACAATACACAGGTCTAATACAATTTGGTCCTTATGAAATAGCAAGATACAAAATAAAAGCCAATATGACTTTTGAAGAACAAATGGTTGCAGTTGCAAGCTTCTTAAAAGATAGAGGCGTACAACCTGGTCATGGTGCTAAAGAAATATATGCAGCTATATTTACAGGTAATGTTTCTAATCTTGATAAAGGCGGTGCTGATTGGGCAGATTCAAATGGCACTACCGTAAACAAAGCATTACCTAATCTTTTAAAAGGAGGATCTAAGTATAAAATGGCTATAGATTTTCTTCAGCAAACAGGTACATACGCACCAAAAACTAATTAGTTATGACAGACTCAAACCCAATAGCTCGTCTTAAAAAGTTTAGAGATGAACGACAAGAAGCTGGTAAGAAGTTTCGAGAAAAACTTAAAAAAAATGAAGAGATAATAAAACAAACTACTAGCTCTAAAGTTATTAGAGGTGCATTATCTGGTCCTTTAAAAGCTGTAAATGAAACTGTTGAATTTGTAGATGATATTTATGATTACGCTGTAGGTAATCCATACGATAATAATGAACTTATAGACCTACAAGGATTAGGTCTTGAAATTAAAAGTGATAAAGAAGATTGGGCTTATACAGTACCACAAGCTATAACACAGTTTTTGCTACCTGCTGGTGTTATCAGTAAAGGATTGAAAGGTACAAAGCTAGTAGGAATGGGTAATGCTTGGACTAGAAACGCTGTTGCAGGTTTTGTTACTGATGCTGTTGTGCAAGACCCTTATGAAGAAAACTTATTTAATATGATTGACAAGCACCCAAGACTTGCAACTCCAATAAGTGAACTTTTAAAAGCAAAAACACCAGAAGAAATAAGTGTAGCTGAAGCACGTTTTAGACAGGCAAGTGGTGGCTTATTAGCAGGTGAAGCTCTTACTGCTTTAGGTCTAGGTGTAAAAGCAATGAAAAAAACACCAGAGTTATATGAAAGAGTAATCAATAGATTATCAAGAAGAGATGAAATATTAATGACAGATAATGTTGTTGATAATCTTGGTGATGAAATTATTGACGATCTTAACCTTCCTAACAAAATTGTAAAAGAAGGAGACAAAGTAGAAACTACATTTAATCCTAAATTTACAGGCGGTGGTGATCCTGATGTGCAAGAACTTGTTTTAAAAAGAGCAGACGAATTAAAAAGATTAGATGCTAATAATGCTTGGCCTTACAAGAGAACCTTTGCTGATATGGTTAAAAATGCAAACGATCTATTACCAGCAGAAGTTATTGAATCTGCAAGATTATTTAATGCTAGATATGGCAGAGGTGGAGAAGAAGATTTACCTGCAACATTGATTGCAATGAATCAACTAATGAATAAAAACGCTATTAATCTAGCTTCATTAGCAAAATCAATGGACGAAAGTTTGGCTGCTGGAAACAAAGCAGGGTTTCAAGAATTAAAAGGACAATTTGTTACTGAAGCAAAAGTATTAGATGGTCTTATTACTCTTAACAAACCACTTAAAACAGTACCTGCACAAACATTAGCTGCTAACAGGGCAGGTGGTGGGGTAGGTAAAGTAGCAGCTACAGTAGAAGATCTAAAAGGTAGAACACCAACAGAAAAAGCAATAGATCAAGCTACTGATATTAGAGGAACAGTTAAAGAACCTACAGATCCATTAGCTGAATTTTCATTAGAAGAAATACTAAATGCTGCTGAACAAGGCGATAAAGCGTCATTAAAAAAATTAAGACTAATTACCAAGAAACTACAAGCTGCACAAGGTAATCCTCAAGCCTTACAGAAGATGGCTAGTGAAAGCAAAATAATGAGAGGATTAAAAGTACAAAATGAAATATTTATAAACTCAATATTATCTGGACCAG